AAACCTTTTCGATCTGTTTCTCCGTTTTATTTATAATCATAGGTAATATTTCATCAGGTTTTCTTAATGTTGCTTGACGAGATGATTTATCAAAGTTTTTAATTGATGTACCTGATATTTCAAATCCTGATACTGATGATGTTGTATATTCAATTAATTTTTTATTCTTACGATTATATACATATAGCTTATTTTTACCTGGTATCATAACTGGATTAATTGATGTAAGTTTAACATCATTGTCTTCTTCACAATATTTGAGTTTAGCAACTTGTTGATCTGAAGCTTTAACCTTTTTAGCTCTTGGAAGCTTTGTTGCTTTAAATGAAGAGCGTAGTTTTTCTAAGTCATCAAACACTTCTTCAAATTGCTTCATCATTTTTCTTTTATCTCCTTTAGAGATATGTGAATAGCCTTCAATACAATCATCGCATGTTTTTTCGTATGCGGCTTTAATATTTTCATACTCTGGTAAGAGTAACTCTTTAAACATATTAATTGCATTACCTTTTAAGCCATGTCCTTTAAATCTATTATAACAACTAAAAGTTTGTTTAAAATCTCCTTCAAACCAACCTTCAACAATAACTCTATCCCAATCGTGATAGATAGTTTCTAAAACTTTTCTTCTTGTTCTTTCAGCTGGAGTAATAACAACTACTGCTTTCTTTTCTTTTTCTTCTATTTTTTTAAGAAGTAATGCTTCTTTATAGAGTTCATCAATAAAGTCTTTACACATTTCAATTTTATCATCTTCATATTGAAATCCTCTGTAATAGAGTTTAATAATCTTATTGACTTTCATAAACTTCCAGTCTTTTAGTCTTTTAAGTACTGATATTTTCTTTTTATCATATCCCATAACATCAGCGGCAAACTGATATGTTGTTGGCATATAATCTTTAGTTTTATAAAAGTAATTATACCATTGAGCACCGTAAGTCCAAGTTGAACTTGTAAATTTAGACTCTGCTGTATAAATTGGTTCTGGTCCAAGATACTTATCGTCTAAACTTGGTCCTCTTTTCTTTTTTCTAACTGCCATATTTCTCCTTAATCATGTTTATATATCTATTATATCATAGATCTTATCAAATGTAAACGATTATTTTTAATAAAGGTGGTCAAGACTCCGCGGGTGATAAGGAGTTGCGTTGATGAGCCCTGACCTTTGATTAATTAACTCCTACTTGGAATACAAAATTTTCTGCTGCATCTTCAGCATATGATTCACTATGCATACCCATTGGTGTCATTTCTTTTAATTTATCATTAATAAATTTTTCTACACACCATACTCCGTCGTTTCTTTGACAGACTTCAGCTCTAAATTCAGCACCATTAATTGTATTCGTATGTGTTGAATAATAGTCATAGGTATATCCACGTTCGATTAAAAGATCAATCTTTTTTTCCATATCATCAAGCTTGATCATTACATCATCAAAATTATACATCGTCGTTGTTCTCCATAAATAAATAATATATTGCGCCAATAGCAAGTGCTGCCATGACAGTGTAAATTAAAACATCCATTAGTTTCTCCTCATTTTACTAATATCTTCAGCCTCTTGCTGACTGATTACTGGTACTGCATTTGACTTATGCATTGTTGCAATACCTTTTACCAATGTCCCTGTATAGACTGGTGATTCTTTTTTTCTTGTATCAGCTTCTGGATAGTTGCCATTTTGCATGTAATCTTCCATAATTGATTTATATTGTTTTGCCTGCTCTTCTCTTAGTTTATCTAAGGTTGATTGAGTAGGTTTATATGCTTTAAACTCAGGTCTTTTCTTTTTAACTGGATTTAATGCATGATTCTTTCTTTTACGACCACAAGGTGAATACCTAAGTGATCCCATATAAAAACTTGTCGCACCCATTACTTAGGACCTCCATTATGTCCAATCATTGATTTGTTTTTTTGTGCTTCTCTCCAGGCAAGGAAATGAATTGCGACTTCTCGTGTTGAATGAGTTAGAGTACTCACTGGACTTCTTTTTATTTTTTTCATAATCTAAATATTTTTCCTAAAATGTTATCAACCTCTGGATCATTAAGATGTCCTAAAACATCATCAGTGATTTCAGTATCATAACAAAGTTCACCATGAAATAATACTGCGACTTCCCATAAACCTTTTTGATATCCATATGAGCCTCTGTGTTGTATTACGCTAGCTCCATATCCATTTGGAAATTTGTATACTTTTTGTATACCTCCGTTATGTCTATTTGTTTCGATTAAGTATTCTTTCATATGTATATTATACCATAGTTTCAGTCTAATGTAAACTGTTTTTGTGAATTATTTTTAATTATTTCTTACGTACTCATTAATAAGATCTTCGCCTTTTAGCTCTTCGCCAAGATAAACATAGTCTCCATCAGCAAATTCTCTTTTAACAAGACCTGAATAATATTGGATATCAGTTACAAACTTTCCGTCTTCAGTATCTTGTGGTCGTGTATCGTACCACATAGAATCCATTGAATGCGCATGTAAGCTCTTAATTGTTTGAGACCATTTTTCTGCTTCTAATAAAAGCTTTTGTCTTTCTACTCTATCACTGTATTGACTCACTTTGTGATCCTCCTCTTTCTGCTTTTTTAATAAGTTCTTGTAACTTAGATTCCCAAATTAATTTAAAATCTGGATCTTGAGCTCTATCACGAGCTTTTCGTAAGGCTATGGCTTTTCTTGTAATATTACTCATTAGTTCCACTCCTGGTCTAGCTTAGATGCTTCAAATGCATCCATATAAGATGTACCTTCGAGATATCGACCAATGTCTTTTTCACTATGATACATATTTTCTTCTTTAAAACAATCAAGTCCACCTGGTGATTGCTTACCAGCTTTTTTAACTTGCTTAGTCAATCTTTGAGACTCTTTGATAGCAGCTTTTCGTGCATCAAGATTAGCAATAATATCCTGCATCTCTTTTTCTTCTTTAAATTGATTCAATTGTTTTTTTAGTTGTTCAAATGATTTACTCACAGTATTTCTCCTTCTATTAAATTTTTATCTGAAAAGCCGCCACCAAATGGAGCTGACTCTAATCTTGTTGCGCAATATTGATTGTCATATTGCATTCTTTGTTCATACTGAATATTACCTATACGAGTTTTAGCGTCTTTATCATTTTCAGCATATACATAAAACTCTGCGGTGACTAAATATCTTTCCATTACGCTACCTCCTTGATAGCAAACCAAGCTTTAAGCTCAGCATCTGTATCGCAGAAATCGCCATCTTCCATTAAGTAAGAAACTTTGTAATTTAAACGACTGTAACCCATTTGATCATGAGTCCAAGTCTCAGTCTTTTCTAAGATTTCTTTTTTCATCCAACCATCTTCACGGTTATCAGTGATTCTCATAAAGTTAACTTTACCATCAACAATATGAAATGTAGTAGGGGCATTTAATCCACCATCAACGTCTAGACGCTGTCCTATAACAGAAACATCAATAATGTATTCCTCACAACCACCATTTGACCTAATTAAATCAGTAGTGATATAAGGTTTAACTTGTGCAACAATTGTAGCAACTTGATTTTGTTCTAGATCGCCACAGTTGTCCATGACATAAGTGTTGCCACCTTTGAATTTCATGTAAGGGTTTTCTTTTGTACCATAGTTCTCTAGGTACTGTGTATTGATTACTAATTTATTCATTACGCAACCTCCATGATAGAGATTGGACAGTTAAATTCTCTGCCATCGATTTCAACAACCGCTTTTGTACGATTGAGTTTTACAATGGTTCCAGTTAAGCTGCCTTTTCTGGAAGTTATGTTGACTATTTGGCCAACAACAAAAGCTGCTTTTTTAGCAGCTATAAGAGAAGCTCTAAGAGATTTTTGTTTTGCTCTTACAACTTCGATTATCACATTCAAATCTTCCATTTTGTCGATTTGATTAATTAGCGTTATTGCTTTTTTCATAATTACTCCTTATCTTGAATTATATGTATATTATACCCTAGTTGGGAGACAATGTAAAGGGATTTTGTGAATTGTTACACAATTGTTACACAACTGTAACACAACTGTAACATTTCTCTTCAAGTATTGTCTCTGTCACGGTATTTTACCTTCGATTTGTCGAACTGTCTATTTGCTGTGCGCTGAAAAGATAGCTCAATCTGACGATCAAGCCATCTTCTAAACCACTGTCTCAGTTTACCCATACTATACTCTATTGTCAATTTCATCGACAAGACTTTCAATCCTATCAATTGTACTTTGTTGTTGTTCAATTTTTTCAGTAAGTTCTTTTACTAATTGAACCAACACTTCTATTCTTTCTGCCATAATTTACTCCTTAAAAATTTCCTGGTGCTACTTGTAAACATGGGATGCCAGCTGCTCTCCACATGTCAACAACTTGATTTCTGTCATCGAAAACCATATCAGGTTTCCAGTCAGCTTTGATTAACTCAGCTAAGACTCTTGATTTAAACTCATGATCTGGCTCGTAGCTATCATCTGGTCTCATAAACAAGTAATCCCAAAAGACACCCATTGTTGCTGATAATTGTTTTTCAGTTATTTCTCTTTGATACTCTTTACGAGCTGATACAATAACAATTGAATGACCACCATCTTTTAAGCATTCAGCTATTTCAAAGATATGCTCATGTCTTGTATCATCGACTGTAGCAGCTTCAAACGCTGGCCAGTCTACTTGTTGACTTCCATCAACAAATTTTCTTCTGTGCTCGACGTCCATTAAGGTTCCGTCGACGTCAAATATAATTTTCATTACGATACTCCTAAAACTTTTAATACTACTGGCAATGCAAATAAAGCCAACCCTTGTATGAAACCCCAATCCATTATGAAGCCTCCTTTAATTGAGTTCTGATTTTTCCAGCAAACTGCCATCCGTTAATATCGCCACCAGATTCAATACCAAAATCGTTCATATTAACTACTAATTTAAAATACTTAGGTCCATTAACAAAGTCGAATCTTTCACCTTTTTTATAAACAGCTCTGAACCAATATTTATTGTATTGTCCTTGGACTGGAACTAAATCATATCCCAACTTGTTTCTGAAATATGTAACGATTTTTCTTGCACTGTAGTGCCCTTTTTCTGAGTTTGCTTTTGCGATTACATTGTAAGCCATATATTTTCTCCTTATCCTTTAATATATACTTACTATTATACACTAGTTTCGAGTAATTGTAAACGTTTTTTTGAAAATAATTGACAGAAAAGTGTTGTTTGGCATGTGACTATAGTGTTGTTTCAGAAACATCAACACTTTAGTGCTAAGTTTTTTTTTAATTTATTGTAGTTTTGACGTATCTATTATTTAAAACTACCAGAGACATGACCATATTTAACTCCTTTAAGAGTCGAGGATGATCGTAATTTAATTGATGAGGATCAATATAATAATTTGCTATATATTTAAAAGTTATGATTTTACTTAAGGAAGGTCTTTCTCCAAGTAATGGATTTATTTCCATAACTTGATCGCTTGATCCAAGTCCATCGTAAGTGGTATACACATCTAATATATTTAATGCATACCAATAATATACTTGAGTATTATTTTGGACTGTAAATCGTAACTTTTTCAGATTTACCTTTGACGAGTATTCGATCGATTTCAGTGAATGTTCTAGTCGGACATTGTTGATATGTTTCTGGTCCCAACAACACTCTAACCCCATCATAATTGCGTGTTTGTCCTTCGAGTCGAGCCCCAAGGTTGACGGCATCTCCAATAACGGAATAGTCAAACCGCTCTTCGGATCCCATGTTTCCAACGATGCAAGTGCCTGTGTTGATACCAATCCCAATATCAATCCTAGGTAGACCTTGTTCTTCAAGCTGTTGTATAAGTTTGTCAGCAGCATCACATATCTCCAATGATGTTTGAACGGCTTTATCTGCATGATCTTCACAGGGTAATGGGGCATTCCAAAATGCCATGATACAATCACCCATGAATTTATCGATTGTTCCACCATTCTTAAGAACAATTTTAGTCATGGTATCTAAATAATTATTTATAAGAACTACAAGTCCTTCTGGGTCATCATTGTTTTTATAATGTTCTGATATTGGAGTAAAGCCACATATATCCATAAACATAAATGTCATTTCTTTTCTTTCTCCACCAAGCTTTAAAAGTGATGGGTCTTTCTGTAATTGTTTGACTAGGTCTGGAGATACATATGTACCAAATTGTTTCTTTATCTGTTGTCGTAAAACAAATTGTTTATAGAAATTATTGAAACTCGCTGAGGTGAGTAAAAGTATATATATTATTAGAGAAGCTGATAAATCGAGGAGTATAGAAAATTCGTACCAGGCGTAATAGGAAGCGTAGCTTACAGCAGCAGCGGAGCCGACGAAGGATACAAGCCCAATCAGTATTGGGAGATAATAGACTGACAGTACTATCAGCAGACTCCCAATTAGAATCATTCCTAACTCAGCAGCAAATGTCCATTGAGGACGAGATATCGGAGCATCAGATATTATCGTCTGAAGAGCATTTGCCTGTAATTGATGAGGATATAGAAGTCCAGATGGAGTTGTAATCTGAGGTACAATACCTTTGGCCGTAACACCAATTATTACTGTCTTTCCTTTTAAATCAGGTAAAGGTTCTCCATAATTATAACTCTCAAATTGAGTATTCCATTTCAACCATATACTTCCTCTTTCATCAGTAGGTATAATAAACGGTCTTAGTATAATAGATTCTATTCCCGTTTCATTTAATTTAACGGTATATGATTTCTTATTTTGTAATGCTCGTACAGTTTCAAGAGCAAATGATGGATATATATTACCATTGACTTGTGACATTAATGGTATTCTTCTTGTCTGATTATCTACTTCTGGAGCTCCATTTAATAATCCTACTCCCCATGCATGTTTCTCTAATTCTTCTATATTAGTTACTAATCCTTTATATCGATAAGTAAGATCTAGTATATCACCTGAATAACCAAATGTTGCATAGCCTACATAAGGAGCTTTTGTGCTTCGCCCATTTTCATCTGCGTCCTGTGATAGTATAATACCATTACCATTAATCCAAGAACCAAAAACTTCATCGCCTCCAAACCTATCTGCTTCTGGAAACATTATCGTAAATCCAATCATCCCAGCATTTGCATTACGCAAATCAGATATCATTTGTGCATAGTTCTGTCTTGGCCAAGGATATTGACCATATTGTTCTAATGATGATTCGCCTATATTAATTAATGCAATATCATTAGATTGCTCTACTGGAATTGATTGTATATATTGATCGAATAAGCTTAAACGAAATTGTTCTAATAATTGAGGGTCTACTATTCGGACTCCTAAAAGTGTTATACCTAAGATTATTGTTGTCCAAATTGAAGTTAAATATTTCATAAAGTGTTATACTGTGTTATACTAAATATTTAGGAAGTATCCTATGGCATTTTAAAGTTAATTGTAATTCATCGCCTTTCATTTTATCTTTATTTTCTCTATAATATTTTATATAGATATCCATCTTTTTCATACCTTCTTTCTCAATAAAAGCTTCGCATTGATTTTGTGTTTCAAATGCTTTGACGGCTGCAGAATCTAATACAGTTTCTCCGCTTAAAAAATATAATACTAATATATATTTCATTTTAAAATCCTACTGAAACACCACATCCACACGATGCAGTTTCTTTTGGATTAAGTATTTTAAATGATTCATTAATTCCCATTACAATATAATCTAAGGTTGCTTCAGATAAGTAAGGCAAGGAATTGCTGTCGATGACGACAGTGAATGAACCATAGTCGAACACGTGGTCATCACCATGTATTTCGGATTCGTAATCAAAAATATATTCATACCCAGCACAACCACCACCAGTGACACCAATGCGTATGATATTATATTCTCCCTGAGTTTTTTCAATAAGTTTTTTAATTGCTTCATTTGTTATTTCCATTAATTTCCTTGTGTAACTGATACCGAACAACCACCGACAGTTAAACAGTTTTGTGAAAGTGAATAAGTTTGTGATGTATATCCTTGTTGTAAAAGATTTAATGTAGTTCCATAACTACCTGATAAGTTAATTGATGCCGTATGCCCTGTATTTTTTTGAATTACTTCTACATCATTACCATCATTGCTAATAGTAAGATTTAATGTTTTAGCACCATCACCTCGTTGTTCTACATATACATCATTATAACTACTAAAGATTAATTGATTATATGTGTGAGCGCCATTACCTGAGTTTGCTTGCCAACCTACAACATTATTATTACTTCCATGTATATCTAAGTTAGCATAATGACCACCGCTTTCACTTCCATCATAATAGAATGTTGTATCAGATGCATCATCTAATTTTCCACCTTGACCCCAACGAATATTATTATTTGATCCATCTAAATGCCATAGATCAATTGTGTTTTGATTTGAACCATCATTATTTTGATATAAATGTAATGCCATATTTGCACCATTTAAATATGAATAATTATCATACATTTTAATTTCGTTTTTAGCACCATATTGTTCAATATTCAAAGAAAAGTTATCTCCTCCCGTTTGATCAATTGAAATTTCATTATCACCAAATGCTAATGCACAGAATGAGAGTAACCAAAGATATGCTATTATTTTCATTAATTTACCTGCTTTATGTATATATTTATATCATCACCACCATTCATTTTAATTGTTCCTTCGTAACCATCAACCACTGTATTTAAACTAACAGAAGCTCCTGTTTGAAAAGTCAAATTAATAACACCATTTACATCACGATAAAATACAATACCACCATCTTCAAGGAAAACATTATATTGACTATCTTTATTTTGACCAATTTGAGCTCCTTCAAGTTTAAATCCTGCTGATCCACCTTTTCCTGAATCTTGCCTATCACCTAATACCTTTTTAGTTCTAACCAATTCTTCTACTACATCTAATAGATCAGGTAAAAAATCTCCAGCTAAATAATCAATATCAATTCTATTATAATCTTGTTCCTCTTCATAATAATCATCAATGCTTTTTTCTAATTCATTATATTCTAAAAAATCAATATCTAAAATACCTTGATCTTTATTTAAATCATCTTTCACTTGTTCTTCTATTGCTTCTCTTACTTCTCTGGGTGGATTTACGATAAACATATTATCGATCATTGAGGGTGTAATACCACCAATCGTAACTGGACTGGTCGGTAATGTATTTAAAGAAGATACCATTGTTGCTTGATAAGCTTGATCTAAAGTAATAGTACCTGCTTCGTTAGTTACTGTAATTTCTCCAGATGGATCGCCATTCACATCTGGTAATAGCATAATTAAACTTCTGCCAAGTTCATCAATTGTTGTTGTAAAATCTGTACCACGAATACCTATCGTAGCTGTTGGTGTTTGTATATCAATGTTTGCTTTGTTTATTAATCCAAGAGAACCTGAAGCAAATCTTGCTGTTCCCATAGTAAACTTCATTGACATTTTTGAAAGAGATGGATCGGGATCATAATATATTTCATCAATAAGAACTTCACTGTGTTCTTTGATATCTAGTTGAGCTTTATCTAAAAATTGAATTTTAAGTTTACCCATTGCAGTTTCAGCAACATCGTTTAATTCAATTTCTGGTAGATATGCAGCAGTGACAACAATCTCTTCTTGTTGTCGTTTGATTTGAGCTGCGCCTGATTGCTCAACAATAGAACCAATAGAGTCCGCCGAAACGGACCCTATGAGTATAAGATTAAGTATCGCTAGTTGAATCTTTTTGATTGATTTGAATTGTTGCATTCTCACTATCCACATCAAGTGTTATAATACCTTTACATGTTGAAACGCCAGTAGGACATGTACCAGATATCTGATTAATGTCTACATCAGCTGATGAACCATCGAGAGTAAAATTAATCTCTTGATAATATCCATCTTTTTGTAAAGTATTAATATCATTCGAACTACCTGTAATGTCAAAATTCCAGATAACATCATCAGTCTCAACATCAACATCAAATACGTTTGAACTACCTAAAACTGTTAAATCAAAGTCTAATCGTTCTGCACTAAATAAAGAACCCTGATCCAAATCCATTGTATTTGAATCGCCAGTAATATCCACCAGAAAGTTTGAGCTGTCCGATGAACCTGTTTCTCCTATCATCCAGTCCCAGACATTACTATCTCCGTTCCACTCTAAAGTGTATGAAGAAGAATCAGCTGTAACTTTACCATAAAGAAGGTTACTATTACCAATCTGATCGATATTGAAAGTTAATGAAGAACCAGTAATCGGAGAAGCAGAAGAAGATGAACTAAAATTATCCAGTCCAATCTTGTTTCCATATCCTACCTGGTCAATATACAAAGTAAGTGTATCACCTATTTGTGTAATATTAATTTCATTATCATCAGATGCTTGTGCAAAAGTCAAAGAACTGAAAAATAAACTTAGGCCTAATATATATTTTATCATTTTTCTTTTCCTTTTATTATCCAAAAACCTCTATCATGTCCTTGGTTGATTAATTCCAATACGCCTGCCTCAATGGCTGAACGCACCGCATATGTCACTGACTCATTCTTACCCACTCCGTCCTCATACTCAATAAGTTGTGTACCTTGTTCTATGAACCTAAATACATCTCCTCCACTGCCGTAAGATAGGATAGTCTTCTTACTTTGGACGTTTAATAAAACCTCTCCAGTTAGAACTGAAACAGCTCTAATTGAAACCGTGACAACATCTTTACGATATTGTCGACTAGCACCTATCCCAAGAGTTCGCGCGCCTCGCCCTCCAGATAGTATGTTAGTATCATAACCAATTATTCCGCCTTCAATTAACATTCCAGCAAAAAGTAATGGTTGAATTCCTTGTGCTTCTTCTTTGCCTTCTGCCTTTGCTAGGTCTTGGCGTGCACTTCTTATAATTTGTCGTTCTCTTACAAGGTTATCTAATCCTTGTCTTTCTACTACACGAAACCATGTTCCACCACCTGCACTCTTTAATGCATCAATGAGCATTTCAGTACTACCTTGTGTTACTGCTGTACTAAATGATGCTATACCATCAAGAGCTTTTCTTTGTCCTGTTTTATCTGCAAATTGATATACAGCAACAACTGGTTTCGTTTCAGCTGGTGGTAAATCTAATAATTGAAAGTATGATGGCATCTTAACAATTTCAGGTACATCAACACAAATATATGGCATTGCCTTTTTAAAGACTCTTCCACTTGCTTTGACCCATTCAACTACATTATGATCATATTCATCGCCCCACATGTCTGGATTACAGATAGTTGGATCTTCAGTATATCTTGGAATCTGTGCGCAGTTTGTAAGTAAAATTATTGCTAAGAAACTAGCCGTCAGGTGTCGTACCATAGTCACTCCCGAAGTAACCTGTTCCTATTGGAATCTCGATTACTGTTTCCGTTCCGTTTGTATCAACTATAGTCATTTTAATAAATTCTGAACCATCTTCATTGGTTATCACTTCATAAGTAACAACTGAACCTTCTAATGTAAAAGATCCAAATCGTACTGCACCGTCGTTTTGAAACATGCTTTCTACTAATTGTTTAGACATTTGAGCATATATTCTACTTTCTAAGTTACGAATAAACTTAGCAAGTGTGGTATTTTCAGCTTCTCTTTGTGCTGCTTTTTCTGCAGCTTCTAATGCTTCTTCTATTTGTTTCTTACGAGAAAACTCTTGGTTCTCTACAGTCAAATAATGTGATGCTGTTCCTATACCACTAAAGGAAGGATTTTTAAATTTGTGTACTATTTCTGTAGCGTTAACAGGAGAAACAGCCATAATCGATATGACAAAAATACTTACTAAAGTTAATATTTCAGCTTGACTTTTAACTTTCTCTATTTTTCTTTTTTTCATTCTCTCTATATTCCAATACTACGTCTACTTTTTGTTGTAATCTAATAAGGTCTTGATCTAGCATTCTCATCTGATCAATGACTCTTATAAGTTGGAAATGCATTTTTTCTGTGGCTGGATCTAAGTGTTCACTTATAAAATTCCAAACAAAGTAAACAAAATATCCTAAACCCACAACCATAACAGTAGGAAAGCCATAATTGGCTATTAAATCAGCAATTTCCATATTAATCTCTTCTTACGTCAAGTTTACCATCTTCGATAAAATTCTCTGCACGAGCTATTCGTTCGATATCAGGTCTTAATTCTAATGCACTACTTACAAGTAAATCAATCTTGACCATTTCATTACTCATTGTTCTTGCTCTATTTTCTAAGCTTGAACAAAACATGGTAAGTGTTGTAATATCATCAACGACACCTTCAAGTATTTGTTTAATGATTGTAAAGATAAAGAATCCCATCACTAAAGCACCAGCTATAGGTAATCCTACATCGGAGATTAGCTGAAATATTTCTTCCATATTATCAAGTAGAAGCTACTTAGCTACTTTAACGGCTAATGTAGTTGCTGCTCCTAGTAAAGTATCTGTTGATGTTTTTTTAATTAATTCAACTGAATTTGCAGTCATTGTAAAAGTACCTTTTACTTGACCATCTTTATCAGCATGTGTAACTAATTGTATGCTACCGTGTAAATTATTTACAACTCTTACAAGTGTTGCAAATTCAACATTTGTTGCTGAAGCTAAATTTATTTCAGAACCTTTTAATTTGACTGCTGCCATATTATATATCCTATAATTATAATTATTGTACACAGTTATTTATAACAGCTACAATGCTAAGACATAAAAAAAGGGACCTAAAAGATCCCTTAATCTAGATTAAGTGCAAATTATTTCTTTGCTGTTTTTCTGGTTCTGCGTTGTGTTGGAGCTTTCTTAGCAGCAGGCTTCTTAGCTGCTGGTTTTCTCTTCACTGGAGCTTTTTTCTTAGCTGGTGTTTTACCATCTTTATAAGCTTCGTTTTTGTGATGAGTATCAGGATCATCTTTTACAAAATGTCCTTTCTCGTTTCTTGCTCTAACTCCTGACGCAGGTTTGGAATTATCATAAACAGCATAAATTCCTGCTGCTAGTATTATTCCACCAATCACTATGAATGCTAAATCCATAATATATACCTCCTAGGTCTTATAGTTATAATTAATCAACTCTTCCCATTTGAAAAAGTCTTTTCTCTCATGACACCAAAAATTACCTTTATGTTTCGGTTTTTTTAGATCTCCTCGAGTCTCTTCATTAGCCTTTCGGCTCTGTTTGTCACTTGCGTGTACCATTTCGAATCTCTGCCTTCTTTGGCAGCCTCCTTCCAATCACCACCTTGCAGCGCTGCATTGTGGTTCTTAAATTTGCTCAAGCGCGTGAGTCCCATATTAAACATCATGTTTGCAACGATTTGTTTCACTTCTTGTGGATAACCGTCCCAACCATCATGTAGTTTTTTACAATCCTCGATCACTGATTGTACATCTTTTTCAAAACATTCGTTTACACGATCTTCTGAAACTTCAGTGCCAACTTCCTGACCGAATTCCTTGTCTTCTTTTATAACTAGATGTCCTATTCCGAATGTAGGATAACCAAGATGATCTTTATATATTTTATATACTACACCTTCATCTACTTTGAGTGTTTCTTTTAATTGTTCTATGTCGATGTCTTTACTATTCCAAAACATTAGAGTGCCTCCAATTGAGATATAACAGAAGCATGTGCTGTTATATATTCATCAGTTTGTTTTATAAGTGATAACCATTGTTTTGATCGTGTTCCATATAGATCATCATTATCTTCATCATGTGGATGATTATGCCCATGCCATGTTGCTGTTGTTTGTAAATCTTCTGGTACGACCCAATTAAATGATTCTTCTACTGAGCCTGTTTGTCCCCATTGCAAATGATTTATAGTATCTCCATTATGCATTTCTCTATCTATTGTAGGAGCATTGTCATTTATCCATCCTTTAATTACAAAATCAATTGATTTTATAACTCCATCAGTTCTATTTTCTGTCCATTCACCAGGCCCCATTGTAATAATAAAGTTATTATTATTTATTTTAGAGATAGATGTTTCTGAAATTTGTGCTTGTATATTTGACATTATGGGCAAATTCCTGAATGAGTCATATCCTGTTCACAAGCTATACTAAATGTAGAAGCTGTTAAGGTTGGATATCCTGATTTAATAAATTTAAGACTATATGTATCAGTATATATCACAGTTCCTGTAAAACATTCTCCTGTAGTTAAATGATTTGTTCCAAATGCAGTATTTGTTGTAGGATTTAAAAGTTCGAATGTTGTATTATCCCAATTATTTCCTGATGTATAAGTTTCTCCTGTTCCAGCAATTAAATTTGTCGATGTATTTACAGCTCCACCGCCGCCTTGGGCAGTTGAAACTGAATGATCTAATGCATAACTATCTGGCCAATTACCTTGTGTAAATGTAACAGTTTGAACTGGATATAAAGTTCCTGTTGTCATTCCTGCACTATTATATACACCAGATGAATCACTTGTTTCTTCTACATAAAGAGTTGCAACATAATTACTACCACTTGTTGATGTTCTCATAACTAATTGATAAGTAATACTATCAGCGCCAAAGCCACCTGAATATGATAATGATGCATAAAATTCAGCTGCATAGGTTCCAGTATAATTTTGTACATTTGAAACAGTTGAAATTGCAGACTGAGCACCGGCAAAATTTGATTTTAAACATAGTGTTCCACTTGAAGGAATTGCTGTGCCAGATCCATTAGTTATACCTGAACCTACATTAGCACCACCAGCATAATATTCTGTTAAACAAACATTTCCACCATTT